CGACCACCCAGTGGTCGCCAAGGGAATGACCCCGCTGCAAGCTGGGCGTGCCATCCATGAAAAGATGACCGCCAGGCCGAACGTGGTGTGTATCCTACTTGACGCTTCCCGCTTCGACCAACACGTCGGAGTAGATGCCCTCAAGTTTGAACATGCTTGTTGGAAGGCCCCTTTTGGCCCTGATCGAGAGCTTAACTGGTTGCTGCGTCAGCAGCTCCGGAACAAGGCGAGGACGGAAGTTGAAGGGTTCAAGGTTGAGTATACGGTGGACGGAGTCCGGTGTTCGGGTGACATGAACACTGGAGAGGGGAATTGCATCCTCATGTGTTGCATGATCCACCGGTTCTGCACAGAACTGAGACTGCCATGGTTTGACCTCATTAACAACGGGGACGACTGTGGCGTCTTCATAGAAAAACAGTACCTTCAACGTTTCCTGCAGTCCTATAAAGCCTGGTTCCTTGATCTCGGGTTTGAGATGGAGTTGGAAACAACAGAGGTTTGTCCGAGTGGAGTCGCTACCATAACTGAGGAAGTCAGGTTTTGCCAGTCTTCCCCAGTTTGGACTCCGGAGGGGCACGTCATGGTGCGGGAGCCGAGGGTTGCCTGCGCCAAGGACGCATTATCTCTTGGGGTTTTCACGGACCTGGAACATCGGCAGTGGGTTGGGGCAGTGGGCCAATGCGGTCTTTCACTGTTTGCTGACATTCCCATCTTCTGTGCGTCTTATCGTCGCATGGTTGATGTTGGAGTCATCAGTAGCGTGAAGGATAGCCGGCTCCTCTCTGACTCCGGGATGATGCGTTTCGGGCTCAGACCGCGATTCAAGGACACGAATGTTTCGGTGCACGACGGCACCAGGGTGAGTTTTGCCCGAGCGTTTAACGTTAACCCCAGTCTTCAGCTCATGGTAGAGCGTGGCTTGAAGGGGGCTGTGTTGGGCCCCCTTCGCAATCTGACCGAGCGTGTTGGATGCCATATCTCCCGCAACAGTGGCGGTGTAGTTGCACCATGAGCCTGGGAAAGCAACGAATTTGTATTTTAGTGTATTTTAGTGTAATACTATGAGAGGTAAGAAGGGTAGTAACAATGACAGGTCTGCAGCAAAAAGCGAGGCACTGGCCACTCGAGTGGACAAGTTACTGAGGAAGATACCGAAGGGCACATTTAGTACCGTCGGAGGTATGATTGGGGGAGCCCCAGGGGCTGCAATTGGATCCGCCATTTCCCAGGTTACTGGGTATGGATCGTATAAGGTCAAACACAACACAGTGGGCGATACTACGGTTTATGGAGCTGATGCAGCCAATGTTCCTGGGTTCTCCAACTTTGAGCATGGAACGAGAATCAAGCACCGCGAATTCGTGAAGAACATCGTGGTACCCTCGGATCCTACCGCCTTCAACGTGGAAGTAATGAGGCTTGGGCTGGAC